ATAAAGATGACCTTTCAATTGAATATATCTCAGTCTTTCAGATAGTGGTCGCATTTTAGAACATTCTTTTTTGTTCAACTTTTACAAATCTCTTTTCCGCAAGCCTGACGTTCTGGATTGCCTGCTTGAAGTAACTGTCCTTTAATTCAATTCCTATCGCTTTGCGTCCCATTGAAACGGGGCTATAAACCTCAGACCCAACACCCATAAAGGGCGTTAAAACTGTTTCATCAGGATTTGAATAAAGATACACCAGCCGATCGATAACGTCCAACTGCAAGGGGTGTACGTGCTTTTCGTCGTCATCCTCTTTACTGTCTTTAAATGGCAGTACATTATCAATTCTTATGTCATCCCATACAGATGAGGCATATCTCTGCCACGTCAGATGCGATAATTTGTTTTCTCTTGGATCGCCAGAAAATCCTATCCATTTGTGTCGAAAGTCGGTATAATTACCGTAGGTTTCTTTGTGAGCATCTAAAAACGGGGTCGACCCAAAATATTCATAATCATTTAGCCCGTTAGGATGAACAACTGGAACAGCGTTCTCTCCACGTTTCTTAAATATCAAAACATAGTCCGGCATTGCGGTAAAACATTTTGTCGCATCCTCGACAATAAACTTATGCATCAGGGATTGAACCATTGTTCTCAT